CGTGGTGGTAAATACCGCAGAGCGGTGGCAGACGAGTTTGGTCACTGGCCCTACGGGGAAGCTAACCTCGAATCCTTGAAATATGCCTGCCAGAGAGGCCTTATATTGCTCTCTACGCCTCCGAGAGAGGGCAGAAACCACTGTTTTGGGCGTTTAGCGACCGATACGACCAAAATGATGGCCCATTTGTCGCTCCATTGGACCCTCCATCCCCTTCGCGGAGAGGAGTGGTATAAGCACGCAATTGATGGAATGACCCCCGAACAGATCGCCAGAGAGCTTGAAATTAGCTATTCGGGGGCCGTAGAAGGCAGGATCTTCGGCGCATTCGACGAAGATGTGCATCTTGTGGAGGGTCTTGAGTACGATCCGAGCTTGCCTCTGTTCACAGCGCACGATCATGGCGTCAATGAAGAAACATGCGTGTTTATCCAGATAGACAAGGACGACACTTGGTACATCGTTGATGAATACCAGGGTGGTAAGAACTCTGACTCAGGCGCTATTACAGTCTGGGATAACTGTGAGGCATTAGTTAACATTCTCAACTCAGAGCCCTACAACCTAATTAGAATGCCCAATAATGGTATCGCCGGGCTAACGGGATCCTACGGGGATCCAGCGGGCAAGGTCGAGAACATTGTTTTACAGACAAGAAAGTCCGACGATAGCAAAACAACTAGTTACCACTCTGTCTACAACCAACATAATATTAAGATTAAAAGTAAATACAGTAAGTGGCTGGACGGCATTCAGATCGTTAATGACCGCTTTAAACGACGGAAGGTATTTATATCAAAAAATAAGTGTCCATCCGTCTGGGAAGCCTTTATTCATTACCGTCGAGGGCGAAATCCCAAGGACGACCCTAAACAGCCATATACAGATTCTCCGGTGAAGGACTGGACAAACCACTGGATGGATGCTGTAAGATACTTTGCTATAGGGAGAACTACGCTCGCTACTGCTCGTGGCAGACAGCCACATAAATACCGGCAGGAGTGGCGACCCAGTGGGCGCACAGGTTGTATGTATCCAACTATGGTTCGTGTGGGGAAATAAATAATGGCTCAGACTCCAGCGGAACGAGTCGTTGAGTTTTCAGAAAAATTAAAAGTCGAGGGCGGCGAGGGATCGCTGCATGATCCACGGGTAAACCTCGTCCTTACACGCCTTAAGCTCTCCCACGATTATTACGCACAGAAGCGTGATGACTTTATCCGCTATTACCAGGGATACCGTGCCTACCGTAGGGAACCTGATTACCCCTGGACCTCCAACATGGTCATGCCGGTAATCTTCGATACCGTCGAAACCTTCCTTCCTCACGTCGTCGGTGACCAGCTAGAGCTTCGCCCTGAAGCTCGCCTGGGGGCGGATCCTCAAAAAGTTGAGATGTGGAAAGCCATTTTCGAGTACGACATCGAGAAGATGGACTTGGTCACCAAGCAGATAGCTATGATGCGCCAGTCATTGATCTATGGGTGGTCGCCCTATCTGTGTGACTGGCTCTATGACGAGCGCCCCATGAAGGTTCACCAGTATCAAACTTTGAACGAGGGTTCGCAGTTCGAGGTAACGATTCCCCAAATAGCCCAGATCCCCGTCGTCATGCACGATGGCCCACAGGTCCAGGTTCTGGACATATTCAATGTCTTCCTGCAACCCGGCAAGGCGATGATCAATGGGCCACCAGCGGAGAAATCTGACTGGCTAATTATTAGATTTATCCTTCCGTTCAAGCATCTTCAGATGATGGCGGACCAGGGGATTATCAAGGATAAGGCGTTACGGGAATTGATGGAGTCCTCGCTGCCTGACGTTGAGTCCGATGAAAGCCAAACAGGGATCCAAGAGAGGCAAGAACTTATAGGGATTGATTCCAATACGATGGATACCACCATGCATCAGGTAGAAATCCTGTGCATGTTTGGTGATCGAGGGTTCAGCCGCCCGGAGGATGGAATTATCTGGCTGGGCAACCGGAGGGTAATCCTTCGAGATGAAACCTCACCTCTGTGGCATGGCGAGATCCCAGTAGGGATCGTTAACGATATTCGTATGCCCCACGAGGCAATGGGCATTGGAGAGGCTGAAATCGCTGAGTCTTTCCAAGAAGAAAAGTCCGACCTTCGCAATGCCAGGATGGACAACATCCATCAGATGGTTAACAGGATGTGGGCCGTGATGAACAACGCCGGTATAGACGACGTAGAGCTGATGTGTCGTCCTGGCGGCATCGTTCATATGGACATTCCAAACGCTGTCCAGCCGCTGATGCAGGGTGATGTGCCCTTCTCGACCTACAAGGAAGAAGAGCTATTAGACCAGGACGTGCAGCGTGTCACAGGGGCGCTGGATGTTTTGAGGGGCTTGGCATTCAACGCCAGCAGACCAACCGCCACCTCCGACAAGATCAAGGCTGAGTTCGCGGCGGCGCGTACCCGCATGAAGATTCTCGATATGCAGCATCATTTCCTACGACAGGTCGGTCGCTGGATCATCGCGCTAGAGCAGCAATTCACGACCGAAGATAAGCAAATCAGAATCAACAGGAATGGAATTACCGAGGACATTAGAATAAAGCCGGAGGAAATCGCTGGAGACTGGGACGTTATCCCAGAACTCGATCAGGCGCTGCCATTGTCTAAGGCCCAGAAGAGACAGGACGCGGCCTTGGTGATGCAGTCCCTTTCTCCCTACGTCCAGGGTGGCGTGATCGTCGCAGATGAATTAATAAAATACTTCCTTAAGACCTACGCCATTCCAAACCCGGAGAAGTTATTGGCGTCTATGCAGCAACGCGCGGAGCAACTGCAAGATCCAAAGGCCATGGCCCAGGAAGCGATGCAGGGCGCTCAACAGGAAGCGGGTGGCCCGCTCGCTGGACTCGCTGGTCAACTGAGAACAATGTAGTGAGACTAGGATTATTCAACAAGAAGAATGGCCCCAATCCCGCGATGGAGGGATACGTCAAGGGTCTTGGTCGGCAGATCGAAGATGCAGCGAAAATGCTGACGGTGGTCGAATCAGACGGATGGCCCCTCGTTCAGCAACTATGGCAAGACTTTGAGGCGAGAAGCCAGACAGCGTTCCTTGCAGGGGAGATTCCAGCAGAAGAACACAAGGCGCAGCTCAAGGCCGTTCGTATACTTGTTGGCGGCATAGAGGCTATAGCCGCAAATACAAAGATGGATTCTGACCCCAAAACAAGACTCCGTGAACTGGAGGCTTCTAAACCATCAGCATTCAGGAGGTACTAATGGCTGCACCAACGTCATTGCCCGGCTTGAGTGAAGACGAAACTATCTCACTCCAGTGGGCAGCGGAAAACGGTGGGGTTATTGATGACCAGATGCGACAGATGATTGTTCGCGTATGTCATGCTCACCTAAACCCGCCGCCAGCACCGAAGACAAAAGCAAAGAGGAAGACAAAGAAAAAGGCTAGTTAATGGCTGTACCTGTTATTACTGGTCCTAGAACAACAGTTAATATAGAACCGACTGGGAGGGTCCCAGACCGGGGTCGTAAACGTCGTTAACATAACAAAGGAGCGTCGAAGTGGCAGATACCGAGTTTGGCTCGCCTGCACCGCAAGACGTAGAAGCCAGCGAAAACGCTGCGGCTATAGCTGCTGGCGTCCCCCTCGATGACGAGGGCACGGATCGCATAGAAGAAGCCTACGAGGCTACGCAGCGAGAGATGGAGGCGGATATTCATGGTCCCGCCGAGGAATCCGAGGAGCAAGAACCTGAAGAGACACTCCTAGCCGGTAAATATAAAACCGTCGAAGACCTCGAAAAAGGTTACTTGAATTCCCAAAGCAAAATCGGCGAACTCGGCCCACAGGCTAGCGAGTCCCAGCAGCTCCGTGAGCGACTGGCACGGCTCGAAGGCCAAGCACAAGCTACGCGAACGCAGTCACAACCTCAGTATGATCCACGGGTCCACTCGCAGCAGCAATTTGCCGCGCAACGCAAGCAGACATACATGCAGGCGGGATTCGATGAAAATACAGCGGGTCAGACGGCGAACCAGGATGCAGCCGCTCTAGGACAATATGTTGATCAGGCCATTTCTGCTCGTACACAACCGTATGAGAAAGCAATGAACGCCTCCAACGCGGAGCGACACCTGTCAACCAATGCGTATAACTTGCGCGAGGAAAAGGACGCTAACGGAAACTCTCTTCGCCCCGAATGGGACAAGGTAGTTTCTACCGAAGAGTTCGCGGCCCAGGCTCAGAATATGGGCGCAAACTTCTATACGAAGCAGGGCCTCGAACTCGCTTACCTAAGAACATTACCTGTCGTGCAGGAAAGGATGCAGCAAGAATCTTCCAGCGCGGCTGGCGCGGCGAAAGCTAATTCTTCGGCGGCAAAGAGGAGAGCTTCTGTGGGTCCAGCAGCCACACCGGCTTCTAAGACCCGATCAAGCAAAACCTCTGATGATGTCGAGATTGAGGCGATCTACGAATCAGCTCGTGCTGGTGCTAAATCCAGAAATGCTTTCGATGGGGGAACGTTCGATTAACTAGGAATAAATTATGCCTAGCTTTGGCGGGAGTGTCATATCCGGCTCTAGAGCTACTGATGCGATTCTCGCGCAAGGTCTGGTTCCAGACCGCGCAGTAGATGTCGCACTGCTAGAGCCGAACTCGGCACCCCTAATTCAAATCACAACAAAGACCAAGGGTCGCAAGCGGCGTGCTATCAACACGACGTTTGAGTGGTTTGAAGATGAACCATTCCCATATTGGGATGCGATCAATTATGGCTCCGGCTACAGCGACTCTGCGACTAGCGTTGTTGTTGATAACGGTGGCTATTTTGGTTCATCTAACCTCGTGCTAATTCCGCGTACTGGCGAGATTGTTCGCGTAACGTCAGTCAGCACTAACACGCTGACAATCACTCGTGCTGCTGGTGGTTCAACTGCCGCAGCAATAGTTGATAATGACGACCTGCGGATTATCGGGTCAGCTCACGCTGAAGGCGCGACCGCTGGCACCATGAAGTCAACGAAGAAAGTCAGGGGGTATAACTACACCCAGATTTTCCGTGACACCTTTGGTGCTACAGGTACGGAAGAATCCTCTGAGCTGTATTGGGGCAACGACCGCACCACGGAAAGAAAAGAACGCGGTGTTGACCATGCGCTCAACATCGAAGCTGCTTTTCTTTACGGTCAGCGCGACGAGGACACTAGCGGATCGACTCCGGTTCGCACGACTCGTGGGGTTATTAACTGGATCACCTCAAACACCGAGGCAATCGGTGGTTTCTTGAGCGAAGATTCTTGGAACTCGTTCCTTCGGGATGGTTTCTTGCATTGTTCTCCTCAAGGGAAGAACTCGAAGTGGTTTTTCGGTTCGCGTGTGGTGATTGGCGCTATCAACGGGTTCGCCCGTGACGCGCTACAAGTTGTACCGAAGGACAGGACATTTGGTATTTCGGTCCAGGAGTACAAGTCGTTCTTCGGTAGCGTGCTGCTAATGGCGCATAACCTGTTGGAAAACAACCCTGCCAGCAACGGCACTGGGACAGCGGCTTACGGTGGCTACGGAATCCTTATGGACCCGGACAGCCCCTCGTACCGCTTCCTTGGTGCTAATGGCAAGAACCGCGACACTGCATTACGTCGCAACATCCAAACAAACGACACTGATGGATGGCAGGATGAGTACCTGTCTGAAGTCGGTCTGGAGTACAAGCAAGAGCGGTGGTCCCGCATAATGACGGGCGTCACCGGTTAAAAGAGGACACGGTGGCTAGAAGGGCGCTAACTCATAGCGCCCCTTCTACCCGCCCCCTTACAAAGAGGATTTAATGGCAAACGACAAGGCTGCAATGGAAATGAAAGAAGCGCCCGTACAATCGGGTACCGTGACTTTTATGAGTCCTTCCGAGAGACTTTTAGTGAATGTCCACTTAAAGCCTCAACGCAAGTACAGTGAACATGGCACTCAGATCATTGAAGAAGAAGTACAAAGGGTGCAGTTCGTAGACGGTCGTTTTGAGACTTCTGACCAGAATCTCATCGAGCTTATGCGTTCCGCACCTAACAATGCTGGTGTTTTACAGAACGAGATCGCCAAAGAGTACCGGGATCAGGGAATTGATTTTGTTCCCGACAGTACAGCGTTGAGTTCTTATAAGGACAGGTTCTACGAAGTTTCAGGAGGAAGCGCAGCTTAGTCACAACCTAAAGGCCGCAGACCCCGTGCGGATTGTGAAACTTGCACATAGGAAGGGTTGGCCTCGGAGGTAAATGTGGCAAAGTTTTCAGAACATACGTTTCTTGCTTCAGAGGCTCGTACAGCGAGTGAAAACTCGGAGGGTCTTCGCGTTGATGGTTATTCGCAAGTAACCATTATGATGTCATCTACGGCTGTGACGGGAACTAGTCCTACCGTGGATGCTGAACCAGAAGTATCGAACGACAACAGCACTTGGTTCCCGATGAACGTGTACCCAAGTGCGTCGGATCCGGCAGCTATGACTATGCAGTTGGCTGCTACGGGTGAAATCTCCATGTCGTTGCCTTTGTGCGCGAAGTACCTGCGTGTAAAGACGACTATTGGTGGTAGTTCGACTCCTGGTCATACATTCAGCGTCGTAGCGAACTTTCTCAAGTTTAAGTAAATAGCTTGGGATGGCTTGGTCGAAGGAGTCAGAGACTTCAGGATCGTGGTCACCAGGGGGGCCAGAAGCTTCTCAGGCGATCACTGATAGTGGAGTTGCTGTCACTGATAGCGGCATTGCCGTTGTCATTGATTCTCGGTTCGTTGGTAGTGCTGTATGGACCGCAGAGTCTCTTCCGTCCGGGTCATGGGATTCAGAATCGCAAACTGTTACTGACGGTGGCGTTGCTGTCACAGATAGCAGCGTCACCGTAGCAGTCCTTATTTAGCTTATGGCTATTAATACAACAGGACAGAACCTGATTGACGGCGTAAAGAAGTATGTGCCGGAAATGCAGAGTCCTGGGCACGATTCCACGATTCTCGCGTTTGTTAACAACGAGCGCCGGTTTCTGCTGTCAATGAAACAGGTCCAGTCTGAAGAGGTGCATTTAACCTCTGCGACAGACGACATCGTGGCTGACCAGAGCCTCTACGAGCTTCCTGATGACTTCGTAAAGATTAAAAAAGTGATGAGGAAGAATGCTGATGGCGAATACAAGCTCTGTGAATTCAAGGATCGTGAGCAATTTCGTATCTGGGAGCATAAGGGCAAGACATTTAGCGATGGAGCCTTCTTTTATTCCTTGCGTGGCAATCATATTGATCTTCGCGGCACACCAGATGCCGGTGTTACTGATGGTTTAAGGGTTGATTACTGGTATCTACCCGACGACTGGACCTCCAGCACCACGGTTCCTCAAGTGTGGGAATTGTTCCGCGAGGTTCTAGAGGTTGGCTCCGCCCTTCGGGCCGGTATCCGTCGCGAGGACAGGAGAGCAGAACTGGAGCGTCATTACGACGGAAGATTGCTGCCCAACTTCAAATTGAACTTTGGGCGCAGAGTCGCAGAGCCCATCGCAATGAAAGATATTCGTACAACGTGGAGAGATAGCCTGGGCGTCAGCAGCTTCGGGAGAACACGCTGATGGCTACAACGACCCGTGTTGTTGACGTTTTTGGCCTTAGGGGCACGAAGGAGAACCAGGATCTGATCTCTGTCGCCTCTGTCCACTCTCCTTCAGGATCGAAGAATGGATTCCTTGATGATCTTGAAAGGGTAGCCAAGATACCTGGGTATACGAAGTTAACGCCTTCCTCGATTGCTTCTTACGCTGTGCGCGGGTTGTTCTCCTGGCACTATGAGACTGGCGGGGCATTAGTTCGTACATTGATCGCCGTTCTTAACGATACTGCTTATTCGATCAATACGACTGACGGATCAGCAACTTCGCTAGGGACGGGGCTGGATACTAGCGAGATACCCAGGTTTGCCAGGATGAGCGACAAGCTTTTCGTTGTTTCCGGTGGATCGGCTGCGGTAAAGACGTGGGACGGGTCTACGTGGGCATCTGCGGGGGGAACCCAACCTTCAGCTCCTTCACTTGCTGCCGGTTCTGCCGGGGATCTCAACGGGCAATACCGGATTAAGGTGGTGTATATACAGTCTGATGACAGCGAAGGTATAGGTTCTGCTGCTTCAGATCCGGTGCTACTTGAGAATGAACAATTAGCCGTATCAAGTATTCCGACAGGGCCAGGGGGAACTAAGGCCAGAAAGCTCTACCTTACGGGAGGTGACAATCCCGGTATCTACTATTTTGCTCACATGCTGGACGGGAACTCTGCTACCTCTGTGACCCTGGATATAGCTGAGAGCGACTATATTGTGAACGAGGAGCTGATACGGCATGGGGATGCCCCGCCAACAGGGCTCAGGGTCGTCTCACAGGCGCGTGGCCGTATGTTCTATGCCAATAAGGATGGCGACAGAAGCGCAATCTATCCGAGCGATCTGGGGCTTCCTGAGAGCGTCAACCTTCTTGAGAAGTTAGAGGTGGCAAAACAAGACGGTGACGAGATCATGCACATGGAGCCTGAGTTCCAGGCTGTTGGTCAGGACCAGAGAATTATTACCCAGGTCATACTAAAGCGATGGGGCATCTGGAATCTTTTAGGTACGCAGCCAAGATCGGATGAGCCTGATCCCTGGATCCTCCAGAAGACAAAATCCCCAGTCGGTACTGTTGCAGGAAATACGGTGCTCAAAGTTGAGTTCTCTGGTGATAACAGTCTGATTTTCTTGGCCCCGGACAAAACGGTGCGGATGTATGACGGGAGTTCATCCGTTGATATCTCCGGCGATGTCTGGAACACCCTTTCGTCAATGAACCTGGAATACGCCCATTTGTCATGGGCGGTAGACAACCCCAGTCTTCGTATGGCGTTCTTTTTCTTCCCCATCGATTCATCAACTGTTCCTAATCAATGCATCGGGTGGGATTACCGGCGTAATGTCTGGTGGATTTACCCGGACTTCACAACGCTTCTATGCGGGGCGCTGCATCATGCAACTGATCTTGACGAGTATGTGTTTGCCGGACAGGCAACAGGAGCGACAGGGGGACTGATCTACCAGTTGTTTACCGGAAACAACTTCGACGGGTCAACCTATGACTGGCAATGGCGCACTAAGCCTTTATTGCCGCAACAGGAGATTTCAAGGCAGCGTCAAGATCATGGAGTAACTTTCCACTTTGATTGGCTGGAGCCTGTATTTGAGTCTTTAGCCGCCTCAACAGTTACAATTAAGGCGTGGGCTGGATACGAAGATCCTGATACTGAGAATCCTTTTATGAGCACATCGATGGCACTAGAGGACTCCAGCGCCACCCACAAGAAAGAAGTTATATTTGTCGAGAATGAGACGGGTGGCTATCTAGTTGACGAAGAAGCAAGATTCCAGTTTTCTGAAAGTTCAGCAGCTTACAGGCCCAAATTGCTTGGCTTCCACCTTGGCGTGAAACCTAAATCTACCAAGAGGGTTTCGTGAAAGAACGCATAAGGCAACAACTCAGGGATCTCGACATCCGCATTATCGGCTGGGTGGACCAATGGGATCCGCTTGCCGCCCAGTGGATTTTCGAGTCATTCGTAGAATATGAGTCGAGCGAACTCAATGACGCCATTGTTTTGGATTGGTTCAGATCATTGAAAAACGACCCAATGAGCACTTTCTATGCGGTAACGTCGAAAGGGAACCCGGTCGGCGTCGGGGCGATCATGGCCCAAAACCCGATACTGCGATCCGCTGAATGCCACTTGTTTCTCGATGGATCCATGACCAATCGGGGCGTGGCCCATTTGATCGCGGGAAATACGTTTAGAACTTTGTTCGATAACGGTTTCGAGACTTTGATGATAAGCCCGATGAAAAACAATGTACTGGCGATCAACACAGCTAAAAAGCTTGGCTTCGAGGAATCGAGAGATATTGTTTCGATGAAATTAACCAAAGACAATTGGCTCAAAAAGAGCACTTATGTAGCAGCGCGGAAGGATAACGACGACGCGCAAGGGGAATCTTATGGGCGCATTGGCTAGCGCGTTACTTAATCCAGCGGTCTTGTCCGTATTGGTCTCAAGCGGAATCGGTGCTTTAGGATCAGCCTTTACGCCGGAAGCGCACGAGAGGTTTGTTTTCAAGGAGGGAAACGACCGGATAGACCAGAAAAACGCCACGTACACGGGCAATCGGTTGAGAGCTATAGACGCGCAAAATGTAGCGCGCGAGGTTCCCCAGCAGCGCATTCATTACAACATAGCGCCAGGGCAATATTCGCGATCAGATTATGGGGTTTTGCCGCACACCAATCAAAGGATCAGGTTCGGCGGCGTACCGCTTTCGACTTACGGGCAAGCTGTTCCAACTGGACAGCCTGTCAGTTACACGCCTACGACGCCTACGACGCCTGTTACGCCCCCGGAGACGTTCACACCCTTTAACACGGTGCCTCCGTGGGGGGTTGGGGACAATGTCAATCCTGTCGGCATCGATGATGACCAGC